CAGGCTTGTTCCCATTCTTTAGCAAGTGGTTTTTTACTAAGTTTGAACTTCATCTTCGACCAGACTTTTGCCTGTTCTTGCATGTTTAATTCGGCTTGCTTTTGCGCTAGCTTATTACGAGCTTCAGTGCGCTTTTCTGCGATTTGTTCATTTGAATTAACATATACAAGAGAGCATTGGTGTGAGCAAAAAGAAATTTCTCTCTTGGAATGGGCAACTCCAAAGTTGTTGCCGCAAGTCTCACATGCCTTCTTTACGATTACTTGGTTGCCAACAATGTCTGCTTCATAACCCTGAAGAATCATGTCTTGCAGTGAAATCACAAGCCTCACATCAGAATCAACATTATCATAACCAAGTTCTATAGCACACAATTTTCCAAGAGCAGTTGGGTTGATTCCAAGAGTGTCATGGTGCATTTTAGAAAATGTTTGAGGCAGGTTGTTTGCCTTGGCATGGTCTAACCACTCTTTATCAGAGAAGCGCCTTGAAAGGGCACTGGTGAGGCTTAGAGCGCTATGTTTAATCTCCGTGGAAGTCTTGCCAAGGTAACGACCATTGTTGCAGCCAGATGTATCATGCTCGGCATGGAACTTTTGATGTTCCTTCCATGTCATTACTTCAAGGTTGTCGGGAGAATTATTAAGCCCATTGTAATCCTTGTGATGAACAACTAAACCACCCTTGTGCCAACCGCCTGCTTTTTCATCAAGTTGTTTTTGATTCCAAAGTTCTGGTTGATTGAATTGGGATATAAGTTTGTGTTCAAATACTCGACCGTCTTTATATGACAAGGTATTTGTGTTTATCTGGAAATAAGATTGTCCTTTTTCTTGCGTTTTTTGCTTTGACTTGTTAAATCTTGAAAGACTATCACCGTGTTTCAAGTCGCTTGCACAAACTCTTGTTCCGTCTCTTAGAATGAATTTGTGATTAGGTGTCGCATCAACATGTGAACCATCATCAAGTGTTATACGTAGTAGTTTCTTATTGGTCCCTGTTACTCTTGGGTTCCTACCTAGTTTAATTTCAAGCATTCCTTCTTTATTTACAGAATAGACAGGAACATCCTTGCCTTCTTCTGCAAGTTGTTTGAACGAAACTGCATTTCTACCATCTGCTGTAGCAACAAGCGTGTCACCTGAAAAACATGGATTGGTTGAAGTAGTCTGAAACTCTTCATATGCATCAGCTGGTGAGTACTTTTTGATGTTGTCCCAAAACAACAAACCTGGTTCTGCTGCCGCATGAGCACTTTCATTGATTTCATTCCAGATTTCAGAAGCTTTTATAGTGCCTCTGATGGTTGGGTTGCTCTTGTTGTCTACTGGCCATCTTACTTCGTATTCTTCATCTGCTTCTACGGCATTCATGAATTCATCACTAAGACGAATAGAGATATTTGCACCCGTGACTTTCTTTAGGTCCTTCTTGATATTGATGAACGTTCTAATTTCTGGGTGGTGTACTGAGATAGAGAGCATTAGAGCGCCTCTACGACCTCCCTGAGCCACTTCTCTACAAGTGTTGGAGAACCGTTCCATGAACAGCCCAATGCCATCTGTGGTCTTAGCAGCGTTCGAAGTCTGCATCCCCTTTGGGCGAATTGTAGAAATGTCGAAACCAACACCACCACGTCTTTTCATCAATTGAACTTGTTCTTGGTCCGTCTTCAGAATTCCACCATAAGAATCATACGGTGACTCAATTACAAAACAATTGCTAATTGAAGTGAACTGAAATGGATTACCAATGCCAGACATTGGACTACCTTGTGGAATGATATACTTGAACTTGTCAAGGTATCCAAAAATCTCTTCTTCTGAAAGAGGATTTGGATACTTCTTTTCAATTCTAGCAAACTCCTTTGCTAGACGCCTGTGCATCATATCTGGCGTTGGTTCTAGAATATCTCCATCTGGACTTGTAAGCGCATACTTGGTTACGTATACGTTTGCTGCAATGTCATCTCCACCAAAATAGTTTAGGCTTTGCTCTAAAGCTTCTTTGAACGTTGTCACTGGTAATTTTTCTCTCTGTTAGTGTTTGTCGCTTGACCTTGCGTTATTCATATCTCTATATGTTCGTCGCAAGTAATCTGCTGCTTGATCTTTTTTCTCGTCTTCGATGTCTCCAAGGAAGTCGCTCTGTTCATCTGCTGTAAGAAACTTTAAGGTTGAACGAGCTGTGTCAAGGTGAATTGCATACTTGATGCCATCCATACCTGCACGGTTCTTTGCAATGAATATGTTACCAAAGCCTTTGGATTTCTGCGAACTTTGTCTTGACAATCCGAGAACAAAGTCTGCAACGTGTGCTTGAGCGTAAGACTCTGCCATGTTGGTAAGGTCGACAATTTCAGCATTAGCACCTTCCTTATTTGACTGAAGTGCAGTCCAAACGGGAACCTGAAGTTCATCTGCAAACTCTCTAAGCTCTTCACAGACCTTTTTAAGTTCAATTCGCATAAGCTCATGCTTGTTAGCTGAACGCATGACGCCAGCATAGTCAACTAAAACCATGTCTGGTCGGAATCCATCTGCTGCAAGTTTTTGCATGTGAGCACGAAGTGTCATCACAGAAGCAATTCCAGTTGTGTAGTACTTGATACGAAGAGTTCCTAAAGTCTCTGAATTGTCTTCATAAAACTTTTTGATTTGATCTTTGTGTTCAAAACAGTCAGTTGAATTGATTCCAAGAATATGGGAGTCATATCTAATTCCCATGTTTCTTTCGTTCAACTCAAACGTGTAGTGTGCTACATTCTTACCCTGTAGAATAGCTTGTGCTCCAAAGTGGACAAGTACATGAGACTTGCCACAATTATGAATTACGATAAAATCATCGTTCAAATAGAGGTTATCCTTATCCACTGTAAATCCATAATAATCATTGCTTGCAACTTCTCTAATAGAGAATCCAGTACGCAGCACTGATTTGATTTGATTTCTTTTTGAAGAAAGTTTTCGTGACAAACGACTTGGTATCTGTGCTGTCTCACCAGAAATCGAAACTCTGGTATATTCATCTCCGTTGACAAACTTTTGATTTGTATAGGCTGCTAGCCCAAGCGACTGAGCAATGAATTTAACGTCTCCTGCCAACTCAGGGGACTTGCTCACAAATTCATAGGTGTTGTTGTGCAAGTAGCCATCCGAATCAATCAGTCCAGCAAGAATTTCTTGCCTGTCTTGTATAGATGCAAACTTGTATTCCCTCGGTACAAATTTGTCATGAGACTTTTTGCCGATCAAACCAAGATTTCGCAACTTAGAAGTTAGTGGATTGTTGTGCTTGCCATGGTTTGTAAAATACCAACCAGAAGCTACATTGTCCTTTTTGTGGTGTCTAGAGAGTTCCAAACCTTCTCTTTTGGCAAAGTCCTTTATTTCAGACACAATTTCGTTATCGGCAGTTGTAATTTCAACTCTTCCTTCTGTCAAATAGCCATCGCCCAACAAAAGTCCAAGCATGTATGGCTCAATGCTCAGCTTTTTTGAGGCTTTTCTAAAGACCATAGAAGATGGACGGTATAATTTGTGTATGTGTTTGTAGGTTTTGCTAGATTTGAGATAGTCTTCTACCGTGATTTCAACAACTTTGTTAGAAAAAGAAGTTCCATCATTGGTTCTTACCAAAGAAAGAATATGTCCTTTGTTTACAACAAAGGGTTTTCCCTTTGTTGGAACTATTTCATACATTTCTTCATTTCCTCTAATGAGCCTAAGAACCGTTCTTTCGGTTCCATCAGGTCCAAGTAGTTTTTCCCCTGGCAAGATATCCTCTACCACCTTCAGTGTGCCGTCAGACATAAAAAGTTTTGAGCCTTTGGCATGACATCCTGTTGGCGCAACAATTATGCCAAGTTCTCCTGCTCCAAGTCCGCCGTTTAGAATTTTGCGTTGGTCAAGTTCCTTAAGACCAGTTGGAATTGTTTGGCGATACGTCTCAGAGTAACGAGCGTCAATGTCATCCAAAAGGTCAAGACCGCTTGTGTGTGAGTTGCCAGCAGAGATTGCCTTCTTCAAGACATCAATGATTTTCTCATGGTTTTCTTCGTTTTCTGCGTAAGAAATACTCTTATCAAGAGCTTTCGTAAGAGCCATTTTCTTACACCATGAAAGAGCTTGGTCTTTTACATATACCAAGTCACCATAATCTTGGTTTGATGCAATTCTCTTTAGAAGAATTTTTACTTGTTCTGTTAGAATCGCATCTGATGCACTTTTTAGTGGCTCTTTTAGAATTCCAAGCAGAAGCTCTTGTGAAGGAAACTCTTTGTACTGCTTGTAGTACTTTAGATATGAAGAAGCAACTAGCTTCAAATAAGCATACCCAAAATAGTCTATTTCAAGAACTTCTGAAAACTGAGCTGCCCATGGGTGGTCCATTACCATGGACTGTATGATCTTTTCTTGGAAAGATCTATCAAACTTGAATGTTTTGATTGATGGAGTTTCTTCTATGTTGTCTGTTTGAGTAGTTGTCATGCTTGCTTGTTCTTCTAGTAGTTGCTGTTCGTTGTAAAGAGTTTCCATAATAGGCACCTTCGTTTTGTCTACAAACATTCTATCTCAAAAGCTTTCACACTTAAACCAACAGCCTCTTTGGATAATTTTTTGTTATCTGGTGTCATTTGAGTTCAACTCCTGGATGGATAAAGAGTGTGCTCGCGGAGTTAAAACTTGAACTTTGACAAAAATTCTGAACTTTAAAAAAAGTGCAAAAACCCCGTAAAAACGGGGTTTTTTGAACGTAACTTGTTGACTTTACTCTAGGAATAGAGCAAGTTCTGACCAAGGGTTGTGGCGAATCTATCAAAGTCTAAAACCATGTTGATGCCATTGGCTACAAACGTTTTCATGAGTCCAAGTTTATCCATTTTTGGTTCATGGTTGTCCACGATGTAGTCCACTTTCTCTATTTGAGAAGCAGCTAGTGTAGATGTGTTTAGGTACATGAGCTTCCAGTTTCGTCTGACAATGGATTCGCCAGCTAGAATATCGGAGTACATTTTCTGTTTTGCCTTTTTTGCAACCTGCTGTTGGCACTCTACCATTATGTCATCAATGGTAAGGTCTACAGATGGGTCTAGCAATTTCGTAAAACGCTTTGAAGCCGTTTTGAAGCCAACCCCAGGTATTCCCTCGATGTTATCAGAGTTGTCCCCTACGATGGCTTTTGCGAGACAAAAATTACGTGCAGAGATAGAGAAGTTTTTCTCTACATCTGAAGCATCAATGAATATCTTTTTTGATGGGTCAAAGATTTTCACTTTTGGATCATCTAGAAGCTGATAGAAGTCCTTGTCGCTTGACACAATAACCTTTTCTGTGTCTGGATACATTGCTGGCAGTTTGTCCTTGACTAGGTACCCAACAATGTCGTCGCCTTCTGTGTCCTTGATGAATAGCTGGCAAATTGGAGTTGTGTTGAGAATTCTGTAAAGAAGAGCTAATTGCATAACCTTGTTGCCTTCATCAAGCTTCAAAAGGTCTTTGATATTGGTTGCCCCAGTCTTCATTTTTTTGAAGTCTTTGACTTTAGCTCGATTTGCCTTATATTCTGGATATAGAGCCTTTCTTCTAGGTGAACCTCCACCAGCTTCCCAGACCACAAAAATCTGGGAAGGGCAGTGATTGCTATTTAGCGAGTCAAGGAACTTGATGAAACCAACCACTCCACCAACAGGTTCCGACTTTGAGTTCATGGTTTCATTTACCATGAAATTTCTGATAAAGATATTCAAACCATCTATAATGAAAATTGGTCGTTTTGAATCACTTGCCACTTGAACCGAACCCGTCAGACCCTCTGACGCTATCTGTTATTGATTGTGCTTCTTCCATTTTGATGAACGGGGAAGCGTTTACCATATAGACAAGCAACTGAGCTATTCTGTCACCTTCGGCAATTTCATATTTCTTGTCTGAAGAGTTGTGTAGAATAATACCAATTTCGCCTCGATAGGTTGGGTCAATGATGCCACCAACTGGGAAGATGCCCTTCAGAGCCATTCCTGAGCGACCTTCGACTTTCAGGAAGGCACCGACGCCATTGATTCTTGTTGGCATGTCCGCGAGCTGTAACCCTGTCTTTACAAGCGAGGTAGCGCCTGCTGGGATTACGGTTTTCTCAACCGCACTTACATCAAAACCAACGTCACCAGGGCGCTTCTCTTGTGGAAGTTTAGCATTTGGGTGCGTTAGTTTGAATGCAATATGAACCGGTATTGTATAGGACATTTCAGCTATCTCCTTCCATCATTGCAAGAACATCTTCTTCTGCCTGATTGATTTGAAGTTGAGCGTGTTCGGTGTATGACTCCGAATCAACACCTTCAAATGTCGAATGATCCTTGATCATTGCTGGTGTTGTTACAAACGTTGCTTCAAACAGTCTATCCATGTAGTCAGAGTACTCTGGAACATTTAGGACCTTGTCACCAAAGTCTGGCTTGTAACACTTGATTTCAAGTTCTAGTTCTCCTGTACCAGCATCTGCTACAGAGAATGTCTTCCATGCCCCGGTTCCTTCTACTGAGAGAAGTTTCATGCCTGGCGTGTTCTTGGTTCCTTCAAAGAGAACAGGACCGCTCTTAGAACAGTGTTCTCTAAAGGCATCAAAGACTTCTTCGTGTTCAACGACGCCTTGCCCGAAGACAATTTGGAACTGAACGCTTCTAAATGGTGGTGCAACCTTGTTCTTGATTGTCTTTGCTGTAACGTGAATACCACGTACAACACCATCTTTGTCTTTAACTTGCTTTTGACCAGAAGATGTAATTGAAACTCTGATTGAAGCCATATATGGAATTGCCATGCCACCTGGCGTGGTAGTATTGTGGTTGATTTGACCACCAGCAAGATAGTTGTGAGTGTTGCCGACTTGACAGTCAACTACTTGAATTGGACTTGAAACCTCAACTGCATCGGGATGTTCGTCCAGTCGAACAAATGTACCTTCGTGATATACTTTGTGTGCAGCAGTTCCGCGAAGGTCACCAAGTTTATAGTGGGTTTCACTATTGTCTTTGACGACGTATGCTTCTAGTGGCTCCCATGTTTCCTTTTTGTTGTCAATATCGTATGACAAAATCTCATATCCATGTTCTGCCATATCAAAGATTTGAGGCTCATTGAGGTCTTCAATGCCTAATCTGCTTGCTAGCTCCTTGAATGTAATTTCTTCTTCTATGTATTTTTCCATTTTAATGCTCCGATTCCGTGAGTTGGTTGTTTTTGATGACATGCTTTACACAATGTTCTTCCGTTGTTTCTATCCCAAAGCTCAACACATTTTAATGCGGATCTAAGGGACCCTATTTTGTTTTCTTTTAAAATCATACAAAAAGGCTTAATGTGGTCTGCTTGTATTTCTTCTTTGCTGTTGCAAATCTGACAGGTGAACTTGTCTGATTCAAACACGTCCAATCTCCAAAGTTTGTATTTATCATGCTTGCGAATCTTCTCAGAAAGATTCGTTGTGCCACCTTTCCAGTTTCCGTTTTTAGAACCAGTTTTTTTAGTGGTTTTATTGTAGTCAATGATCCTACTTGTAATTTTATCTAAATGCTTTCCTTTAGGAGAATACCTGGGGAGATTGTGTGGTTTGATTTTGTATCTTTCAGAGAGTTTGTCGATGATTCTACGTATTTGCTTGTGGTGGCGACCGAGGTCACTTGCAATTGTTTTGTAAGGAACCTCGTCTTTACAAGAACAAATGACATATTCAATATCTGTTGGCGTCATATTGGTTGGAATAAATGATATTTGTTCCCATAAACAATGTTCTTTCAATAGTCTTTGATACACCTTTTCTCCAAAAGACATTTGTTGCTTGATGAAGGCAGGCGAAACATATCCAAGAGACCACCATTCAATTAATTGTTTTAATTCAGATTCCGTTACTTTTCTCTCTCTTGAGAGCCCAATATTCTTCCTTCTCTCAGGAGAGTGAGGTTTCCGTTTTTTGTGCGTAGTTGGTTTCATCTCTATAAATAGAGAGTCAAACTCTTCTTCTTACCTTGATCTTGGTTTCTGGAGAAACGCACGGGTCACCAAACATAACGCCGATTTTTTGTCTTTGCTGGTTTACAAGCAAAAATAGAACGTTTTGGTTTCCGATCAAATTCGTAATTTTACGAAGACCCTTACCAATGACACGAGCTTGTAAACCAATCGTGTTTTGCTCGTAGTCACCTTCGAGTTCTGCTTTGGGAGCACTTGCAGCTACAGAGTCCCAAATAATTGTAATTGGAACATCCTTGGTCATTTGACGAGCCTTAAGAATTGTTGACTCGGCTACAGCAAACACTTCTTCTGTCATACCGCTTTGAACAAACACAAAGCGCTTGCTCGTGTCAATGCCAACCTTCTGTAGGTTTTCTAGGGAAGTAGCGTTTTCTGTGTCAATGTACACAGCAATACCACCTAGCTTCTGAGTGGCCTTGGCACACTCGTAGGCAATGTGCGATTTTCCTGAGTTTTTGAGAACACTGAAATCTTCAGATAGGTACAAGTTGTCTGAATCAACTGTCCAGCCAAAAAATTCACCTTGCCCAACTGATTTAACAGATATTCCTGTTTCAAGTGGATTTTTAATCCTTGATTGCTTGGATGGTTTTGGAACTTTTCTATCAAGACGACATGGGATCTTAGATATATCTCCTGCGATACAGAGTCTATAATATCGCGTTGAATCGACGATTTTTTGTCCCTCGCCAACAACTAGACCAACAGATCTAGCAATAAAAGCAACATCGTCAGCCAACTGTTTAGACTTTGAAACAAAGTCATAGTTCATGTTCTTATTCAAGTGTCCATCTGTGTCAATAAGACCTGCAAGCAGTTCTAATCTTTGCTGATAGTGCGCAGTTTTATAGGCAAAAGGTACAAACTTGTTACCAGATTTGGTATTTAGCAAACCAAGTTCTCTTATGTCTTTTCTAATTGAATCGCCTTCATTTAGGCTTTCGTTTAAAAATTGATTGCTCTTGATACCTGTTTTATAGTACCAGCCACTTGCTAAGTTGTTTTTCTTTGGGTGTTCTGCCAACTCAAAGTTTCTAGATTCAACAAAGTTTTTGAATTCTGTTTTGATTTCTAGATCCATTGTCGTTAGCTCAATGCGCTTTTCTTGCAAAGAACCATCTCCCAATAGAAGTCCAAGTATATAGGCTGGGATCTTTAGATCCCCACTTTCATTCCCAAAACTTTTTACATCAACTCTTACCCATTTGTGGTTTCTTTTAAACCATGGAGTTTGCTTAGAAAACTCCTTGGTCTTCAAGAAGACCATTTTGTCAGATTTCACATTTTTAAGCGCTAGTTCATGATGCTGATTAAACGTCATTATTCGACCACCGCGCTTTTGGGCAACCTCATACATTTCATCAGTGCCAGTGTGTACCTCAAGTACAGTTCTTGCTTTTGAGTCTGGTCCCATAAGACGGTCACCAACCTTGATGTGTTGTGACTTCTTCAAGGTGCCATCATACATTAAAATGTTAGTATTCTTTGCATGACACGACGGTGCTCCTTGAATCTCGACTACTCTTCCTTCTGCAAAGCCTCCATACATCTTGTTTGATATGATAGAGTCAAGCTGTCTTGAACCTGTCGAGATCCAACGCTTGATTTCTGTTGGAGCAGATCCAGTTCCAAGGTTGAACGCAATGTTACTTGAGTGTTCTTTGTTTAGTTGTTTGATTAGTTCTGCTGAGAAGTCATCAGATCCTTGTGCTGCTGCTCCTGAAGTTACTGCCTTTTCTTTTTTCTTAATAGCCATAATGTTGTGTGGAACTCCTGTGTTCTATATTCATTCTATCACTTCTTTGATTGAAGATAAACTGATACGAAACTTTTCTGAAAGAAAGTTTCTTGTGAAACAAAGAAAGCTCGTATTGCTACGAGCTTCATTTTAGTTTACTTGGTAAGATTCAGAGGTCGTCGAATGCAGCGTCAATGTTTCGTGCAGCTGCTTGCTTACCTACTGGTGTAGTGTTCCTTGAAACACCAACCGAATCATCTGCGCTTTCCTTCGGACCGTTTCCGCCAAGAGCCGAGTTTGCAAGTGCATTCTCAAGCATTGTCTTGTACTGCTCCGTTGGACGTAGACGTCCTCTGAAGTATGCCTCAAAGTCTGGCACTCCAGCAAGCAATTCATCAATTGCTGCCTGAGTCTTAGCAAGAGGTGTAGACTTTTTGCGCTCTGCGATCTTGTATTCCTTTACCACGTGTCCTGCAAAGGTCTTTTCGGTATCACTCACCATAACACCAAAGTCTCTTCCTGTTTTTGGATCGAATAGATCCTCATCCAAGTAGTCCTGGTGAGCTAGGATTGCGTAGATATCCTTTACCTTTTGGGAGTTTAGTTCCCAAACTTGGACACCCTTTTCTTCTTCGCCTCGAACTAGCACTGGTGCATAGTAAGAGTCTTTTGCACGTAGGGCTCCCATAAGCTTGAACACTTCGGTTGGCTGACGTGTCTTGCTTAGTTCTCCGAGAAACTCGAAGATTGGGTCTTCTTCGCCGAATTGAGCAGGAGCTACCTGCCTCCAGCCATTCTCACCAATAAGAAGCTTGTTTGTGTACCAACCAACCTGGTGAAATGGTTGGTTTGATGAATCTGCATATGGAATGAACCTGATTTGGTTGTCTCCATCATTTGGCTTCCAAAATGGAAGCGTTGGTCCCTTTTCCTTTGGAGTAGAGGCTTTTTTTGGACGACCTCCGTTTTGAATTTCACTAAGACGATCTTGAATTGCTTGTAGGTTGTATGTTGTACTCATTTGATTTTTTACTATTTTGGTTTTGTTATTTTGGTTTCGCTAGAAGAACTTTTTCTTCTACAACGTTAGAAATACTATACGACTTCCAGACATAATTGTATAAAGAAATCGCTCTTTAAATAAGTGGTATTAGCACTTTTTTAGTCATGAAAGAACGGAGGTTTTTCCTCGCGTGGAGGTGATGGAAACTACCTGTGTTGCATGCTGAAGCATGGCTGCCAGAAGTGATGTTCCATAAATTTCATTTTGGCTTTGAACTACTTGACCCATTGTGCCAAGAGAGGTTATGGCATGAATCTCACTTTCAGATAGTCGAATGCCAGAGCTTGTAATCCACCACAAGGAACGAGTGGTAACTGGTACCGCACTGATCTTCGTATTGTAGTCAAACATCATTCCACGGTCATTGTGCCACTGAGATTCGTTTGGCGTGTACAAGTCTTCTTTTTCTGTTCCGATTTTTCCCAGTTGAGAAAAAAGTCCACAAATGATGATTGAGTCAAGGTCGACTCTATTGTGTTCATCATAAGCCTTGTTTAAGCTATTCATCAATTTAGTTGTGTGAAGAGCTGTTTCTACAAGTCCTCCCATGTAGGCGCCAATGTAGTCTGTTCGCGTAGAAGCTGGACACACCGAAATTCTGTCTTTTAGTTCGACACAAAGAGAAAGAAGTCCTGTTCTGATTTCATCGTTGGAGATTTTCTCTACAAGACCGATAAACTTTGACCAGTTGTCCAAGACCTTTTCGAGTTGTTGTTCTATTGAATGTTTTGATTCGCTCATGTTGTTTGTTTCTTTGGTTGTGCTGCTAAAACAACAGCGTCTATGTGTTCTTACATCTTAGCAGTGTGGGAAAATTCTTTAAACCTAAAAGTTCTGTTGGTCCAAATAAAATTTGTGTCCATCAAATCCAGGCACCGTCTGACCGAGCTTACACAACTTTGGTAGAATGTGTTTTGCGGAATTGTGTACATCAAGAATAAGAGCATCGTGCAAGACAAGCGTTGGAACAAATAGGTCTGTTGTGTTGGTGGCAATTATCCTTTTGATTATTTCTGCAAACCCAAGCAAGGCAACATCGACAGCAGTGCTTTGAATATAGTAGTTTACCAAAAGGCTTGGAGTTGCGTCCGAACACATGATAGGACGACCATAGAAGTTATCAATGAATCTTCTACCGTTCTTTACATACTTGTCTGACAGCTCTTTACGGAGTTGGTCAAGGTGAAAATATTCTGTAACCAGGTCAACGAGGTCACCAGGATTTTCTACCTTGTCTTTTAGGTGATATGTCACTGCTTCTCTTGTTGAACCATAGAGAAGGGACAGAGTTGTTTTTTTGATTTGGTCACGTTCTACAGAGTCTGGTAGACCTAACTCATTGATAATGTTCGTGTATATGTCTGGTGGGAAGTCTGTTGAAAGCTCTGGGTGTTGTAGAGAATATTCTATAAGTGGAAGACTACCATAATAGGAGTTAGAAGAGAGAGAAGAGAGAGAATCTTTAATTGAGTTGGTTACAAGAAGAACTCTTGGCTCTAGAGACTTGTAGTCCAGTTGTACTAGAGAACCGTCAGAACCGAACCTAGACTCAAGAACACTTCTATATTCTTTATTGAGGTGAAGTATGTTTGGACCAGAGACAACCTTGAGACGACCAGTAATGGTGTCTGTTTTTGTATACTCTACCTGTCTTGAGAAACCTGTCTTGTCTGGATGAAAGGTTCTTAGAATTGTCTGACCTTGTTGATACTGGTCAGAGTCCATGAAGTCAACATAAACATCTTGGTTTACTTTACAAGTTTGAAGGCTTTCAAATAGGATATTTGTACGTGAGAACCACTTGAACCAATAAGAGAAATCTCTTATGGAGCTTAGCTGTTCTATTATATCATACCCGAATTGTTCTATTTGCTTGTCAAAGACTTCTGTTGGCATGCACATCTTCCATGGAACTTCTGAGATGTCTGCTGCAAGGGTCTTGTAAGCCGCTCTAAAGGGGCTAGAAGGGAAGGTACCCACATTTATGGAGTAGAGCCTAGCTAGGTCATCAAAGTCCCTAGAACCGATTTTAGGGAATTCTAGAGAGCTAAACTGATTGTTTGACACTGTAATAGTATCATCTGCCCCAGAGACATTTTTTCCAATATGTACACTTGTCATGTACCAAGCTTACGCTATTTGCAATAGACAATAAACCAAAATCATATAGATGAGGCGTTGGTTGAATTCTCTGTAGCATTGTCTTGAATATCTTGTAAAATGGTTTGAGAGTTTCGAATTTGATCAATTACTCCAATGTATCTTCCATAAGCATCAAGAGGTGCAAACTTAATGTCAGTCTTAAATTCTCCTGGTCCAAGAGTATGAGTAAGACCGCTGACAGCATAGATGTTGTCTGCTGTTGTTCCTGTTTGAAAGTCAACAAAGTATGACTGAGCAAAGTTTATTAGAGGACACCCAACTGTTGACAAGCCAAGAGTTGTTGGAATAATTCTCATTGGAAGACCTCCTGGGTTTTCTCCATTTGGTTCAAGTTCTGAACGTCTGAAAGATCTTAGAAGGTTGATTGTATTCAGGGCTGGTTCTTGGTTGGAACTTAGAGAAGCATTCAAAATATTGGTTCCTACAGTTCCATAGGTTATGTATGGAACCGTCTTATATAGAAAGTCTTTTAGTCTTCTTGGACCGCCGACAATTCTATATATTTGCTGTCTATCTTGACCTTCGCCTGAATAAGTTTTTTCAACAATGCTACTTGCTTCTGCGGCTGCAAGATAAGCGGAGTGGATCTGTCTTCTTGATTCAACAACAGCAGGGTTACCAGTTGATCCACGCTGAGAGTCACGCACAGGAGGCGCAGCAGAGTTCGTTCCAACTGCTTCAAATTCTGTGTTTCTTTGGTTAGCTAAAAGCGTTCCAAGAGTGTCATAGCTTGTAGCAAGTCTATCAAAAATATGAACCTTTAAAATTGTCTTTTCAGTAAGTCCGTTTGCTGGTTGACCTTCTGTAGTTCCTTGTTTTTCTGGATTGCACTCAAGAAAGATATCTATTTGAGGTGGTCTAAACGTACCATCTGGTGTGTACTCACGTAGCGCCAGTTCAATGTTGTGCATGTGATCGGCAGGTTCTCCAATTGCTTGAAGGCTTACTGCTGTTCTACCATTGTCATCTGTTGACACAGTTTGAAACAAAGACTTTCCTGTTGCATCTACAAGTCCATAAGACCTAGCAGCAGGATCATCTAGGATTGTAGTTCCAACAAAGTTTACAAAGTCACTCAAGTTTACGTTTGCGCTTCGACCAACACGTTCAAGTCTCCACCTTGCAAAGTTGTCTGCAAAGAATTGTGCATCCACTGCAAAGTTAGCAATGTTTGTTTCTGAAGCTCGACCAGCGTATGAGTTGAATGGATAAAATACCAACTGAACGTCATCATACTTTCCAGTGTGAGCAAGAGGTTCCCCAACAAACAATAGCATTAGTTTTGCAAAAGAAACCTGTTTGTTTACAGAGTTACCATTGGCTGGATGAATTGGAACATTTCCAGCTCTTACTACTCCCTCTGCTGCTCTAGTTCCTGGAACTGGATTTCTACCAGTAACAGTTCTGTTTCCAATAATAAAAGGGTCTTCATCTGATAGCAGTTTAGTCATCTTTGCAGAGACAGAGTCTTGAATACTTCTTCGTAAACGAACAGCAGCAGGTTCACCATCAGCAGCTTGTGCAGGTAAACCAGGCTGAGCCCCACGACGGTTACCAGCAGTTACATTGCCATACAAACTACCAAGTCTATCAATTAGGTCTTGAGCAGCAGGAATATGTGTGCCATTCATTGCTCTTCTAAAAGCAACAATTGCCGTGCGTAGCTCTCCGCTAAGTGTAATGTTGTTCATTGCATCTTGAGCTGCATCTAGAATTTGTACGCCTCTAATTTCTCTTGAGGTGGCACCAGATTCAGTTCCAAAAACTCTTGCTCTTAGTTCCGCAATGTCTCTTTGCAGGTCTTGAATTTCTCTAATGATGTTTCCTACCTGGGCGTCGTCAGAACTAATGAGTTCAGTTTCGAATGACTCACCGCCTCTTGTAAACAAGTCTAGATTGATTGCCATTTCTCCTCCGTCACCAAGAGAGAAAGAGCTGTTCAAAATGCTGTACTTTTCTTTTATTCTCATCCCGTTGATGAGGTCGCCATATGGATTTCTTTCGGAAGCATTTGACTCTCCATCAGGGTGAGTCCATCCGTATTCAATGGTTAGCTCTGTGGATCCATACAGGTCCGCTCTAACAAAGTCAGCCACCTCAGATAGTCTAGAACGATCATGTAGAATAAGTTCAAGTTTAGCCGTCTTGTAAGACATCATTCCAGCTGTTGGAACTATGTTTACAGAAAACCCCTTGATAGACATCAACGGCTTGAATTTATCAAGAACTGGGTTGGAACGAAAAAACTCGTTATCAGATTCGTTTGCATTGACTAGAGTCTGAGGAGAAGTAAACAATTCCATGCCAGCAACTGCTCTAGCTTCTGACCACTTTATTTCTCCGTTTTCTCGATCTATTGGATCGCCATTGAATATTTGGTTTCCCATCACAAGATCGTTTAAGGCATTGTCTCCATCTGCCTGAGATGCTCCAACAAGAAATCTAGACAAACTCATCGTTTGAATTTGTTTTGTTCCTGAGTTTTTTGCTGGTCTACCAATAGACATTTGAATGTCTATGAATGGCGTTGCTCTTGACATTTCAATGTTTGGAATAGAGTTGAGAAAGATTACACTTGGATTAGTATCTCTTTGCACAAGTCCTACTCTGTGAGAATTGGAAACTATAACAGATAAAGCGGGAAACTCTTTTGTTGGATTGTTTGGAACCTTGTTAAATCTTACTCCCTCTGAGTTGCTTGAATAGCCAAGAATCGTTAAGATGTCTGGGAGGTTGTCTACTGCCGTTCCGTATGTTCTATTTTGTAATTCTTGTGAGTAGAATACCTGAAAAACTTCCCAAAGAGCATTCTTTTCTTCTTGAGTTGTTGTAAGGTTTGCAAGTTGACTCAAAAGACTAACAGTTGGAGTAACACCTTCGCTTGTATCGATAAACAGTTCAATTATGCCTTGTTCTAAGGTTGTTGGACCAGTTTGACTAGCTGTGCTATCTCTGTTTGAAACTTCAAGCCTTCTAGAGGCTTCGGTAGCTCTGTATTCTTCATTACCAGCCAAGTCTTTTAGAGTATACAACCCATTGTACTTTGACAGTTTGTTAACTGCTGTTCTTAGTTTTAGTTCTCTAGACTTCATTCAAAATTTACCACAACCTCAAATAAGTATCCTTTTGCTTGTTTTTGTTTTCCTTTTAAAACATTGGATATGTTTGGTTTGTGGATTGACAAAGTTCTTGCAGCTTCATGAATAGAATCAAAAAAGATTTCTTCCATGGAAGAAAGTTTAGTAGCTTTAATCTTGGTTGCTCTTTTATTAGCTGATTTTCTCATTTTACAAATAGTGTCCTTGGTAAAGGATTTTTTTACACTCCAATGATTATTACCAGATTGCTTTTCTAGAGATTCTTTTGAACGCTTTCTTCCCAAAGAAGCAGCAGAAATTTTTTTAATTGCATCTTCTGTGTGTTTGTATTCTCTCCTGGCTTTTTTAAATTCTTCCGTGTGTTTGTGTCCTAATGAAGCTGTACGAACTTTATCTAAGTGTTCTGGTTTTAATTTTCTTCCTTTGTTTGCTTTTGAAATTTTCAAAAAAGTTTCTTCCGTTCTATTGGACTGCATTATATTTACAATTTTTTGCTTTTCTGATTCGGTTCTACTGCTCCACATCTTCTTTGAATTCTCTGAAATCAATCTTGATGTCTCTTCTGGGTTGTTTGAATAGCATGACCTAGAAGAGGCTATAGTTTGTTGTTTGAAGTTATAGCAATGTTCCCAAGATTCTTGGTGTTTATCAAGGTGTACTTGCTCAACGAGCAGTCTATCTGCTTGTTCTCCTTCAACAACTTCCAAAATTTCAAACACAAAAGCATTAGAGCCGTCTTGAATAAATGCTGCTTGCAAGTGCTTGTTGTGATGAGTTCCTTTATTGAGAGAACTTAGATGTTGCTTATACCTGATTTTAAAACAAAAAGTAGAGCCAATATAGGCTTTTCCGTTATTAAGGTTCCGAATTTGATAGATACCAGACTTACGAGAATGACCATTGTAGTTTGTCTTCATGAAACTAAGTATGAAGGAGGTATAGTAATTTCCCGCTACCCAACAAGATTTATTACATCACTTAGATTTGGTATTAGAATGCGCGTTCCAGGCGGGACCTGTAGAGCCCAACCAACATTAGATGCCGCAGCTATGACCCAATACAAAGAACCGTCACCATATTCTTTGCCAGCAATAATATCTAGTCTTTCGCTTTCAACAAGAATGATTTCTTTTGTGCGAATTGAACCACTCTCAATTCCAGAACGTATAACAGGAATAGCAAATGAAGTTCCATAGCGGAAATTCAAACCAATAATAGGTGTTCTTGCGTATCTTTTTGTTGTCATCCTATGTTACCTCCTCCACCAAAACTAAAATTGGATGGAGTTGAAGTTGGAGTCTGTTGTACTAAGCTGCTTCTTTCTTCTGAATTGATTTCAATTGAAGTTGTGTCTGTTGGTGTTGTAGCGGCTGCGGAGGCTTCTCTGCTTTCAAATCTAGCTTTCTTTAGAGCATTCATTATGGTACCAATGTTGTATGGAGCACCAATCATGAAACCATCAGAAGATAGTCCAGGACTTATGTCATGGATAGGAGCAAAGTCTAAGTCAATTTTGAGCATTGACGGAGCCTTGGAGTTTTCTCTTACATCCCATGGAGCATCAGCCCAGTCAAATTTTAGGGACTTGATGTAGCCAGCTAGACCCTTTCCTTTTGTTGATTGAAACGCCTGAGTAATTGGGTTTCCAGAAGCTCCATTTGGACTAAAGAACTTTTGAACATCATCAGCAGTTGAAGATGTGTTGTTGCCTGGTTGTTGTGGCACTGCGGCTGAAGCAGCAATCCTGATGTTTTCTGGAATTGGAGTAGCTATAGCAAGAGCACCGTTACCAGATGGAACATGAATAGAGAATTGTCCACTGCCGCCGTCAGCAAGCGTAACTGTGTAGTCAAATCCATCGTTGGCAGTTCTGACATTTGTTACTCTAAGCTTAGTCCCACGTGGCTTAGTTCTTGATGCTGTATCTTGAGCAGCTTCTGCTCTACTAAGTCTTCTGCGTCTTGGTGTTGCAGCTGGAAGTGGATATCTTTCAAGAACAGTTGACTCTGTCAGCTTGAATACCTCTCCAGAGCTATAATTTCCAATTGTTTGTCTTTCGGTGATTTGACCAATTTGTCTTTGAATTTCTTCGTTTCTAGCGCTGTCTATTTCAACAGACTCGTTGTTTATTGCAAACGAACTACCACCAGCACCAAACAGTCTTGCAAGGTCAAGGTCACTAAAGTTACTCTTAATCAAGTCTCCAACTCTAAGTCTAATCATAGGAGAAGCTCCGACAACTTGTGAGAAAGGCTGAATGAATCTATGTCCATTTTCAAGGTTGGTAATTTCTCTTCCCTTGGTGTACTGAGGATATAGAAGTGTAATCAGTTTGTTGACCTTGAACCACATGTCATCAAAGTCTACTGGGTTTGTGGAAACGGCAAAGAAGCTCACAGAGATATTTCTATTGGTGTTTTTGTACGAGTAGGTTTTGCCTATTCTGCCCATTCCTTCATTTTCAACATAGTCGGCAGTATATCCGTCATTTACGCTTTCTAAAAAGGCATGAAAAGCAATTACTTCATTTGTTCTAAGATCGTGGAAGTAGAATGGAACATAATAGGAGTCAAGCTTTTCTTCAATTTTAGCAACATCGGTTTCACTTAGTCTTGGACCAGTTGATGCTCTAAAGTACTTTCCCTTTTCTCCAAGAAGCTGGTTGCTTGTAGCGGAATCACCAGAGATTAGGTTATCTGCCTGTATGAACTCCTCTGACATCATGTACATTGATAGAACTGTATTGGAAGCCATGGTCAGCGACCCAGCTCTTGTAGAGGTTCCTGATAGACGTGTCTTTCTATGAAGAGCACTTTGGTCTACGTTTGTTCCAAACAGCTTAACATCATCACCAATTACAAGATCAGATACAAGACCATCTGTGTCGTTGCCTTCTGGCATACGTTGAGTACTCAAACCAATATCACCAATTTGAGCCAAAACATCCATAAAGCGAAACATTTTAGAGTTACGAAAATTTGAGATAAGTGCATCTGTGTTGTCAATGATTTGACCAAGAGCAGCAGGGTTTTTTAGGGAACCAACCAAAGGACTGATTGACCTATTGTTCAAAAAGGTATCTGAAGTATCTCTTACCAAAGACCTAAGAAGAACGTTGTAGTATGCAGGACTCTCAACAGTTGAAATCGAAAAACCTGGATAGCCACTCGACAAGTCAAAGAAGGTCTTCATGCCTTCTTTTACGCATTCATCAAATTCATGTTTGGTTTTGTTGAACATGAAGAAAGATTCTTGTTGTCTAGTCGACACACGTCCACCAGAAGTACCAAGACCTACACGTGCACTTCCATTATGAGAACCCATGTATCTTGTTTTACGATCGGTCGTGTCTGAAAAGTCAACATCTCTTGAGTTTTTCAAAGTATTTGATAGGGCAGTAACCATGCCGTATACTGTCAAAATCAAAACCGAAGCAGCTACACTTGATGCTGCCATGTTTAAGCCATCAAAAGTAACAAGAGGGTTGTATGGGTTACCATAAGAAAACTTCTCTGGACCATCATTGTCAAGGTCGGACACTCTTGGTTTTGAGTAAGATGGATTAATGTCCGACAGGATGTTGCCAGCACTGAATCTACCAATAGGTACAGGAATGCCAAGCCTTGCAAGACCAGGAGTAAGCGTACCTGCACGTTGTGCAGGAGTATCGCCAATGTTTTTTGTGTTGGCACTTGATACTACTTCTCCAGAGGCTTCAAGAAGAATTTGAGTTCCCATCTTCTTCAAATCAGAAATCTTTACTGGGATGTTATCAAGACCATCTGGGTCTGGCCACTTTTGAGGCGTGTGCTTTCCAAATGCATTTTGAGGAATCCAGTTTTGAGTACCAGATGTTTCTTCTGTTCCAGAACCATCATTGGCAATATAGAGATTTCTGCCAGAGAATCTGTTGTTCTCTTCTTGTACTCTTGAAACTGCTTGCGATAAACGAGAGTCTGCCCCATTGTCATTAAGGTCTTGGTAAAGGACTTTTCTAGAAACCGTATTTGGGTTTGGTTTCGTTGTTTTGTTTATATGAATTCCATCTAGCCAACCTGAGTTTGAGGTGTTTTCAAACTCACGCAGAGCGCGTTCTTCAGATTCACCAACGAAGTCATCTTGAAAAGTCTTACCATCTTCTTCGCCAGGAGTGTAAACGTTT